TCAAGAAGTCGCTCTTGAAGCGAGGACCGAATGCACGACGCATGTAGTTGAACACGTTGGAAGCAACAGTGTAGAACGAATCAGTAGCGTCAGCATCAATGACTAAGTGGTTAGTAGCGCCAACTTTTGCTACCATGCTTGGGATAAGCACTGGAGACTCAGAATCAATGATTTGGTTCGCAAGGCTTGCCCATGCATCAAGAGCACGACGATAAGCAACAGCTTGTAGGCTCTCAGCATAGTTAGATTCTACTTGGCCAGGGTAGAAGCGGATGTTCTTCACGCAGAGGTCAGCACGGATGCTGTACTCAAACTTGAATTCCACATCTACGGTTTCGTATTCATCCAACGGACCTGCCGGTGGAATCACACAGTTAACATCGAGCTGCTTTGGACATTCCTTACCATCAATGTAAGAAAGTTCAGCAACACGAACTCTCTCTAGCGGGTTCATCCATTTCTTAAAGGTGATACGAGCAGAGTGAGAGCGACTCAAATTGTTCATCCATCCATCATCAACTGGAGCGTTGAAGGCGGAGATGAGGAGATTCTGTTGGAACTTGTGTTCGAGAATCTCAGGAGTCCAAATTTGGCGCATCAATTCATAGATGGAATTTGGACCGACAACACCGTCTGGAGTTTCCTGGACGTTTGGGGTACCAGTATAAGCTAAATCAAACGGAGTTGTTTCGTACCCGAGTTTACCAGTGGTAATCTCTGTAGGGACGAAATCAGGCGTATAAGCACCGAAGTTCTTTAATGCCATTTTATTCTCCTTTTAATAATTAATTGTAAAATTGCAATCTTACAACTAACATCAACAGAGAACTATTTTGCGTCCAATACTTCTTTCCTCAAGAAGCTGATTGCCTCTTGATAACGCTTGCTCTGAGGCCCTTGGAGAGCAATTGTATGAGCCAGATTGTGGTTCATAGTGCCTTCCATATTGATGCCTGGAGTGGCGTTGTACATTGGATTCGCATTAGGGTTAGGTTGACTATACTTCTCCTTGAATTCGCGTAGCTCTCGAAGTTCTTGAGCTGCAGCATTTTTGCCTGCTAAATAGTCATACACTGCTTTCTTGTCGATACCCTTTGAGGTGAAGTAACCAAGTTGGCGTAATTCCTTGAATAAGGAACCATCTTGGGCACTCTCGCTGAGTTCTTTGAAGTCAGTAGTGACCATTCGTGCTAGGTCAAAGAGGTCATTGTCGCTAACACCAATCTTTCCAGTAGTCTCAGTTGGCTGCTGAGGCTGTGTCGAGGTTGTCTGGGGAGCAATAGTTTGTTCCTCACCCGAGGTAATAGGTTCTGGCTCGCTTGTATCTTTCCCTTGCGACGCTAGACGGGCGAGTAGGGTTTCTACTTCCTGTGACTTGCGACTCACTGATTCTTTTTGTTTCATACCTGCTTCGGCTACTTTAACTAGCTCTGGGGTAGCTTGTACGCCCTCTAGTCCTAAGCCTTTGAGGTATGACTTCACCGAGTCACTCATCTCGACTGTAGGGTTTGCAGGTTTCTGCTCTGTAGGCTGCGCTTCACTGCCAGGTGTAGCGGTAGGCTGTACAGGAGCATTTTCTGGTTTGCCTTCGTTTGGCATAGATTTTTTCTCCTTTAGTTGTTTAGTTGCGTGACACACTAATATGTGTCTTAATTACCTTATAGAACATAAGAATATTTCAGGTCAACAAAAATCCCCAAAAATCTGGGGATTTCTGACCAATGACGCAATAAAGAGGCAGGATTTTGTCTCTAATCAATTATATCACCCTTTAACAGAAAGCCAAGCACTAAATAAATTATCAACAGTATTAGAAATCCTCCCAACAGCCACAGCCATTCCGGTAGGGGAGCCATTCTCTGCCTGATTTTTTGCATCATCCACAGCGTTACGTAAATCTGCCATAAGCACATCGATAACGCCAGACATAGGCACAACAGTTGCAACTTTGTCATAATATTCCTTATCCATTAATATTTCCTTCCTTCTCTTACTATTTGTTGATTATAACCTGCGAATCTATCCATGTCCAATGCCATGGTGGCAATACATCTACACATCACAGTGTCATCATGGTGTCCAGCAGTAGCGGCAGCTCTGTACATGCCACTTGGAGTCTTCTCGTATGTGAAATAGTTAGCCTGCTCGCAGAATGTTGGGTCAAAGTCCTCGTAATAGCCATTGGCGATGAGGAACTTAAGGCGAGCAATCATCTCATTCTTAACACCAGGTGTTGTGTAGACACCGAGGTTGTTGTAGCCAGAGACTTTCTGAGCATCAGTGAATATGTTAGTATACTGACACACCTCTGTGAGCCATTTAATCATCAGCTGACCAGTGTTCCTCTCAGGAACCACTAGTGCCTCATTATATCTATTTCCGACATCAGTGATAAGTTCAGCGAAATCATTTTGCGAGATGGTCCCGTTCCAGGCACAGACAGCCTTGACCTTGTTTGCTGTGACGTCCCAGACAACAAGGGCGGAATCATCGCCTTTAATTTCTCCATCAGCTGGGTCAACCCCCATGACATAACTGTGGCCTCTGACTGGCGGCTCATACTCTTTAATGCTGCCATCGTCAGTATATCTAAACTCAGTTTCCCCGTGTGAGGCGAATACATCAACACGTCGATGCGTTCTTTCCCTCCACTCATTAACCTTAATGGCATCAAATATAGGCGACCCTGAGGCTCGGAAGGATTCTTCGGCAATTGTAGGGTAATTTTCGAACATGTACTTCCAATCTCGCTTGGCATCCTCCCTCCAAACATAGTCATACCACGCTGCTTTCCTCGCCCACTTTTCAGGCGGGATGCCAGCTTTTTTGAACTCACTGAACAAGAAGTAGTCATAATCGCTTAATCCTTCCAAAGTTTTATATTTGCCATAAGGCTCCATTTCATACTCATCCATGATATACCACGGCAGAAAGATGTAAACCCAGCTGTTATCATCTCTCTGAGCCTCTTTGCTGAGGTCATAGGCATGGTTCATACCCTTAGCTGTGAAGAGCACAATCCTAGCAGTATTACCAGACATTGCTGGCAGGATACCAGACTCCAAAGTGAATGGGTCTGGATACTTCGCATACTCATCCTCAATTAACAGGTGAATAGTACGACCATGGCCGCTGCCTCTAGTGCCTGATGGCATATACCTGAGACGGTTATCTAGGATATTCCCTTCAAAGGTGTTAAAGTCCACATAGTTAGCTGTGGAATTCATGTCTGCCATCAACTCAGGGTGAGTCCCCTGCAACAAAGGAATCAGCTTCCTATCCTTGAGCTCGTCACATTCCTCCTCCGTAGGCATCACATGAAGAGCATTGAGGTTTTTGGTCTTAGTCATAAAGAACTGCTCTAGCTTCAGAAATAAAGTAGTAATACCCATCTGCCTAGACTTATGAATCAGTACCTTAATACTAGGACAGGGGACCTTTTTCATAATCGGGTCCAGTGCCTTCAAAATCTCTTTGGCTACTATACGCTGAGCATTATTCAGGTTGAAGGTAACTGGGGACCCGTTTTTATCTAGGATAATACTCTGTCTACAGAACTCCTCGAAGTCTGTCATACATTTACCAAACTCTTCGTCTGTAAGAGGCTTCCAGTGCTCGTACACAGGGTCTATCCTGTTCGCTGCTCTGGCCTTGACCATATTACTCCTTGCCGACGGTACTTAGCAGTTGCTGTTTGATGTCTTCTGGTACATCTGCCTTCTTGACGAGCTTTACTTTGCCATCTTCGCCTTCTCGGTAGTACATGGGCCCTCTTTTACCATAGACCAGCTTATACTTGCCTAGAATCGCTTCTACTGGCTCATCTGACTCATGGATGGCTTCTGCTAGCTTTTCTTCTGCTGCTGCATTCCTGATGTCATCCAGAAGAGCCTCATGCTCTTTCTCCACGCTACGGTCAACAGTTTGAATCTCGGGCGCGTTATCCTGGGGTTTCTCTTCTGCTTTAAATGTAGGATTCCCATAAGCCATCTGCTGTTCTTCTTGTTTCTTTTGTAACTGTCTCGTAACAGTCTTAAATGTAGCCATTTGAGTGTTGAATTTCTTCAGTACATAGCTACATTCTTCCATTCTTGATGATACAAATTCATGGAATTTAATCACATCCCTGATGTCTCTGATGTGATATTTCCGAAGGTCTACACTCGCGAAACTCTTCGGGTCATATGTTGGGATTAATGCCATAAATGTTTCTCCTTTACGATTAATATACCTTAATCATAACATAAGGAAAACTACCCTCCAAGTTATCTGTTTCTCCGAGGGTAGTTTTTAATTCTTAAAACCTACCGCAAGCAAACAGCAGTTTGCTAGAGGGTAGTTTTTTATAGTGCTATAGCGACCACAAACATCAAAAGAAAGAATACGCCTATTCCTACCATTATTTTAGCTGTGCCATCGTCTACCTTCCTTGAATGCGTATCAGCATATTGATGATGGGAAATCCAGTTAGTATTCCTAATGCTGGAATAATCTTGTTTGTAGTTTGTCACTTGTGGTTTATATTGCGTCATTTTTTCTCCTTTAGTCTATTTTACAAAATATGGGACCCTTTATAAACCCCACCGTTTTATGTTCTAATATGTAAAAATGCACCCAAAATCCCGGGTTTTGTAAAAATATTGCCCATATTTACCATTTGTTGTCAAGCACCCGTATGGGACCCACAAACTATGCGACTGGTGATTAAGAAACTATGCGATTGGTAGTAACCAAAACACCTCTCATTTGCGCTCATAAATTCGCTTAATTCGGTAGGGAAACTAAGTGAACGGGGGGCTCCGCCCCCCTTAAACTTAGTTGACCAGTGAGCCGCTTCGGCTCCAGTAGGCTGCAGCGTTGCCGTAGGAAAGCCCCTGCGGGGCTTTTCAGGAGGCAGGGGGAGAAAGGAGTTGCGATGGACACTACCATTACAATTCATTTGACGCCAGAGCAGTACAACACTGTCTTGAACGTCTCTACTGTCCTCGATTGGAGTGCAGATGACCTCGCAGACGTCTTCTACGACGCCGTGCTTGGCCAGGCTGCACACTTCCACGTCGAGAACAACGTCTAGGCTCTAGGGGCTGCCTCAAAGCCCCTCCAACTCCCAACAGCCCCTGACGGGGCTTGCGGGAGACCAAGGCCTAAGCAAGTCGCCTACTGAAGTACTTGCAGAAAGGAGTAACCTTTCATGGCAGAGTTCAAGAAAGACTCTGAGCTGACACTTTATGAAGCTCCCTTCAAAAGGTGTATTGCCTCAGCCAAGTTCAAGGTTGAGGGCGTGAAAACTCGGAATCCTGAACTTAGCGATATGGTTGACAAAGTCCTAATGGACCTTGCTAAAGTTGAAATCGATTGGAAACCAATCGGTCGTCAGCTCCATACCAAACTCGCTAAAAAAGACTCCGAGGAGTAGCGTCAGCCGGGCCTGGCAGTGCCTGGGAACAGAAACTGCCACCCCTTGCGGGGTTTTTAACTTAACAGGGGGGAGAAGGGAATCAGTATGATACCTGAAAAGCAAGTCACCAGAGTCATCAAGTCCTTAGCGGATTTGCTTGGCAATGGGTGCCACGTCGACAGCATTGTTACCAACATGGTACCAGATGCTGAAGACCCAGACTTCCTTGACCCAGTCGTAGTCATAACATATCGACGCCGATATGAGTATGACGAAGACCAGGCCAAGCATACAGTCAAGGTCTTCTGCGACGGCAGCATGTCAGACTTCTAGCTGGGATACAGCCGAGCTTGCCAGTGCTTGGGAACAGAAACTGGCACCAATACTAACCTTAAACAGGAGAAGTGTCATGAGTAAAAGTGATGCCGAAACCAAGCTTAACATTATCCATGGTATCATGGAGAACGTTTCGCTTCACCGCAGCGTTGATGCCTATAAAAAGGCTCCCGCTGAGGAAAAGGTAGCCTACCTAGAAGGAGTTCTTACAGCTCTCTGGGTCGCCACCCATACTAAATAACCCCATAGCCCCTCACGGGGCTTGGGGGCTAAGTAGAAAGGAGATTATATGTATAGTAATCTTTTTTACGAGGATGTCAGTGCCGCTAAGCGTGAGCTTGGCAACATCATTGACAACCTCGGTGAGCCGCTTAAGTGGTCTCCTGAAGAAGCCATGCTTCTTGAGAGACTCATAATCGCTCACAAGCTCGTTGAGTCTGTCGAGCAGGCAGTTCACTACGAGCTCGTCGATGACAA